AAATATAAAATTATAAAGTCTTTATAGACTATATAATTTTAAATAAAAAAATTTGAAATACTTATTATATTTAAATAATATATAATGAATTCAGAACTAATTCAGTACAAAAATTATAATCTTATTTTATTACAAAAAACATACACTAATAATTATATAAGTATTACACAATATTATAACAATATTATTAACATTATTTTAAAATCATCTGCGTTAAATAAATCACAACAAATTAATAATGTTAAAAATGTATTAGCTGCTAACTTAAATGATTTAACAAATAAATATAAAGCAGATATTTTAACTATTCAAAATTTTGTACCAAAACAAATAAAAATTAATAAAAACCTAAATGCATTATTGGTTGGTATTAATTATATAGGAACACGAAATCAACTAAATGGTTGTATAAATGATGTAAATTCAATTAAAGATAGAATATCATCAAAAGGATTTAATATTAATATTATTACTGATTTAACATCAATAAAACCAACAAGAGATAATATTTTATCATCCTTTAAAAATTTGTTATCTAATTCTAAAGCAGGAGATTTATTATTATTTTTTTATAGTGGTCATGGGTCAAATACTTTAGATACAAATGGAGATGAAAGAGATGGTCGTGATGAAATGATTGTTCCATCTGATTTAAAAATGATTAGAGATGATGAATTAAAAACCATTATCCAACAAAATTTAAAACAAGATGTTACTTTATTTGCCATGTTTGATAGTTGTTTTAGTGGATCTGTTTTAGATTTGAGATATCAATATTTGGATAGTTTAAATTATGATAATTATACACAAAATGATAAAACAGAAATAACAAATGGTAATGTTTTTATGATTAGTGGTTCTACTGATAATCAAACTAGTGCGGATTCTACATTTAATAATAAATGGAATGGAGCAATGACATGGTCTTTATTACAAAGTTTAACCGAAACACCAAATTGTTCATGGAGAGTATTGGTAAAAAATATGCGTGATAAACTAAAAAAACAAAAATTTACTCAGCTACCACAATTTTCATCAGGTACATTTGTTAATATTGATACTCCTGTTTTTATTTAAATCAACGCGTATTTTATTAATTTACATTTTTCTATTTGAAACCTTTTCAAAATCATCTACACTATCATCATCTGATTCATATTGGCGTATTTCATTTAATAAATCTTTTTTTAAAATATGAGGTTGATAAAATAAAATCATATTTGTAGTAATTTTTTTATCATTATCATCTAAATAATATTTATCATTTAATAAATATCTTACTGCGAAAGTTACGTCAATGGTTTGTGTTTTTAAAATATCAATCAGTTTTACAGCATATATATTGTCTTTTAGTGTCTGTCTATCATAATTATTATTATATAAATCTAACATTATATAATAATAAATTAAAAAACTTTAAATTAAAACCCTTTAAAAATTATTTTAATAAAAATATATTTTATTTATAATAAAATTGAAATAAATATTTTAATCTTAATTAATTTTACTTAAAACCTAATTAGTAATTAAAATTAAAATGCTTCAATATTATCCAAGTGATCTTAAAAAATTAATATTTGATAAATTAGAGACACCTTCTGCGTACGCAATTAAAAAAGAAATTACCAGGTTTTTGCCTCTTATAAAACAAAATAAATTGACTGAAACACAAACACTTTGGAGTATAAATAGAATTTATTGGTTTGAAGTTAGTGAAAAAAAAAATTTATTTTATAATCATAATATTGACCAAATAGCATTTTATGATTTAGAAATGGCATTAACAATACATAAAAATAATTATTCTTATAATGATAATATTTCGGAATTTGAAAAACGGATACGTTATAATACTTTAATGGATGGATTAAAGAAAAAATTTAGAATAAAATTTAAATTTTTAAAATGGTCAGAAGAATATTATAAGATTTTACATCAACGCATATTATAAATTAATTAATTCTTAATAATAAAATTGATTGCTTTTTAAAAACTTATAATATTAACAAATACACTAAAATAATCAATTTCAATAAAATGAATACTAGAAGCAAAAGTAAAAATAATTTGATAAACAATAATAACAATACTATCTTATATGAAGTTAATATTAATTTTGATGAAGCAATCGAATCATGGAGAGGGAACAAAAAACATTTAGGAAATGGAATGTATAAATATATTTGCTGTGGAATTACAAAAACAGGTAATAAATGTAATAGACAATCTTTACCAAATTATGATTATTGTAAAACACATATAAAAAATAAATTATAATCAAATGATAAAATAAATTATAAAATTTTATTTCCAACTTCCATTATTATGATGTTTTCCATAATCCCCAAACATCATATTTTCATATTTAGTAGGTTTTATAAGTGTAATATCAGATTTATTTACATTTTTAAAATAGGTAAGAGTAACTATTCTAGGACCTGTCGTACAACAAACTTCTTCTTCTTTATTATTGACAGGAATATCTTCTTGAGGAATAATTTGAATTACAATATTATCTATAATTTTTTTTATAAAAGGATGATTTTTTTCAGCAGCAAAAGCATACTGACCAACTTGGTCGGTTAATGTTTGTATCCCGCTATATTTTTTTATTTGAGGAATACGATATTTACATAAAAATTGTACTATAGTTTTCAAGTCAAATTCAATAGGAAATACACATTGATGATTTAATAAAGAATCTAATTTTTGATATAATTCTACATCTACATCTAAATAAAAACCTCCATAATAATAAATTGCTAAATACCTGAAAAAATCTATTTTTTGTATTACATATTTAAAAGAATTAAATTTATCCAAGTATTCAGGAAATTTTTCCTTAATAAATGTTTCAATATCCGCATCACTAAAATACTTGTATTCGAAGTCCGGATGATATTCTTTAACTTTTTGAATAAATAATTTAATTTTATTTGGTAATTCATCATAAGATTTATATGTTTGAATGATTATTTTAGGTATCATATAAATTACTATTAATATTTTAATTTATATAAAAATGCGAATTAATACAATTAAAAAAATATTTATATTAATCAAAATGTTAGAAGAGATTGTTTATCACTCAAATATTAATTTTATTAGCTGTCAATTAGGATTAATAAATGATTTTACAGAAGAAACTAATAATACAAAAAATAAAAGAGGAAGAAAGCTTTGTCCAATTAATTTTACTGAATTAAGTGTAGATAATACAATTAAATTAGGTAACATATTGTATTCAACAAATGGATTAATGGAAATAATAAAAAAACAAAGTTGGTATAATGAAGTTATTTTGAATAAAGAAGAAAATTGTTTTAATATTAATTTATTAACATCAATAAAAAATCCTGTTACAAATATAAATTTTACAAGAGATTATGCTTGTATTATTTGTTCATTATTATTAAAAAAAAGTCCTATAATCCCATTTATTTAATTAAATAATATTAATATTTATTTGTAATATTATTTAATATTTGAAGGTAATCCAAGCAATATTTTTATTATTTATAAAATCACCATTTATATAATCATCTTGAGCAAAATCAATGCAATATTCATTTGAATTACACGTTTGAGAAGATGGTTTACACAAATCAAATGCGGTTTTAAATTCTTTAAATCTTCTTACTTCAATTTTATCTTCTTTTATTTCACCATCTTTATTAATTCTTTCCTTTACATAATTTTTGATTCCTTTTATTTTTTTTCTCTCGCTGAAATCAAGTTTAAAATTATTTTTATCTGTGATTCTAATTTTTTTATCAAATATACCTCTCATAATCTTTAAATGAATATCATCTTTATATTTTTTTTTACCTGTAATAGAATTAAATATTAATGTTCTATAATTTTCATCAAGAAACTCAACCATTACAGGAATGGCACTATTATTAAGACTAAAATCCGTTTTATTATAATTTTGCGGATTTAATTTTCTTAAAGAAATAGTATTTTCAACAAGAGAATTAACTGTATCATAAATAAGCTTAGGGCATATAATAGTCATTTCATTTACATATTTTTTACCACCTGTTGTTCTACCAATAAGTTGTACAAGTTTATTCAGCTTATTTAAATGATAAGTAGATAATATAGCATAGTCAAAATTAAATCCATCAGTACAAAAAGTGATTCCTCTTTCAATTGTCCAATAACCAGTAATAACAATATTTTTTCTAGGATTTAATTGTCTCCATTTTCGTAATGAATCTCTTAACTCACCAGTTATTCCGTGTTGTTCATTAAAACTTGTTAATAATTGTCTAGCACCAGAAGGGTCTACAAATCCTTTAAATTTACCATTACTAAGAAAAGCAGTATCTCCTTTAGATGTAAAATATTCTACAATTTCTTCATGACTTCCAACACCTAATGTTTCAGTATATAAATGTGCTGGAGCAAATATAGTATATGGTTTTGTTTCATCAATATATGGTTTAGGTTCTCCAAATTCATTTCCAGAAGCATCTATTTCTCTATATTTACTTTCAAATAAATTAGAAATATATTCAAGAGGATTATTAGTCTCATTATTATAGGGAACAAATTTATGATCTTTAATAGAACGATAACTTTCTAAATATTCTTCATATGACTCCTTAGAAAAACCAGTTTTATTTTGTAAACTTAATAATTGACTAATTCCATTTTCTATTAACATGTCCCAAAATTGGTCATATGGAGTAGCAGTAATAAACATAATTCCTGAAATAATATGTTCATATTTTTTATATCTTGAGAGAAATGTTGAAGTAATACCTAAATTAGCATCTGGTTCATCAAAACACAAATGGAATTTTAATTTGGTAGAATTTAAAACATAATTTCCACCACAAAATGTTTCAAATAATTGAAATAAATCATCACAAACTCTTTTTTTATGAAAACAAATAATTAAAACATTTGGTATTTCACTTCTATTTTTAGCTGTAAGAATTTTACTAATAAACTGATGAATATTGTTAAAATCACTATCTTTACTACTTGATAAAATATCAATACTAATATCTTGTTGTTCACCAAATTTATTTTTTGTTCTAACCTTCCACATTTCAGTTTCAAGCAAACTATTATTTGTGACAATTACTTCAATTAAATGATCATTTAAATTACAAGAATTTAATAAATATCTTTCAGCTACTTGATTTAATGTTTGTTCAGTTTTACCTATAGTAAATTGTGTAAGTTCGTGACAAAGAGTAATAGGTATTTGATTTTCAGCAGAAATTTTCTTCATTTGTTTCTGTTTATGTAGTAATTCTTCTTTTGTAAGTTTTAATTGAGATTTTTGTAATAAAATGTTATCATAAATTTGATGAATGGTTCCATTAAGGGGAACTTTATATTCATTTATAAGAGATAATAAATCTGTTTTCTCTAAAATATTACATTTATATATGTTACATTTTTGAATATGAATATTGGATTTCAAATGCGCATCATTGTGACATTTTTGATGACTTGAATGATCGCATAATTCGCAATAATAATAGTACGGATTCATTTGTACGAAATATAAATAGTTATTATAACTAAACTTTAAGTACATTTTTAAATTCAATTTTTTATCCTAATTCACAAATACTCATTCTTAAATTCGTTAATACAAATTTATCAGTATTTTTATTTTTAGAATATAAATTATTTAAAAACTTTTGAGAACTTTCTACACCTTCCAACATAGTAGTTGTTTTATAGTTTTTCTCAATAAACTTACAATATTCTATTAGGTTTGTTGATGTTTTTTTAAATTGTAAGAGAGAAAAATTATTTTTTTTACACCAAAATAAAAATCCTTGGTAATTATTTAATAATATTGTTTTAATTACGTAATAAGATAATACATTGGTTTTTTCTTTGTACATTGTTTCTCGTAAAATTTTACTATGTTCGTTTTTTGAAAATAAATCTTTGTATGTTAATCCCATAAATCTAAGTGATTTAGCTAGTTGAAAAAAACTATATGACCTTTCAAAATTAATAAAAAATTCTGAATTAGAGAGAAATTCTTCAATATTATTTTTATTTTTTAATGCAAAAAAACTACAAAATAAGGCGTTCATAATTTCAGCCCAAAATTCTGTATACGATTCATATAAATTTACTTCTGATTTTACTTGAAAAATACTTAAAATTAAATTTTTACATTCCGAATTATTCATATCAGAAAAATCTAATGCAAAATTATGAAATGATTCATGAATAAAAACTTTAAACCATTCTTCTTTTCTATAAACTACTATTTCTGAATCTTTTGGACAAGTACTAGTAAATGCGGTATTTACATTATTTTCATCTAATACAATAATATTTGTTTTTGGCAACCTTTTTTCTAATGAAGTAAAATAAAAATATATTATTAAATTGCTTGAACATTGTTTTGAAGCATATTCATTTACTATATATAGCCACATTATAATTGCGTCTACATGTTTATTATATTCATTCATTTTTAGTTCAATATTATCCTGTTCTGTTATAAAAAATATTTTTATATTTCGTTCAAAGAGAGAAAATTGATAACATAATTCTGTTAAAGATAATTCATCAATATGTGTTCGTATTTCTTCTGGAAAGCTATTAGAATTAAAATTTTTGGGTTTTGTTATTTGGGTTGAGTTATGTATTTTTTTTGTAGTTATATTATAAAAATTTATTCCTTTTGTTTTTTTTAAGGTTAAAAGATAATTATGAGCATTTAAAATATCATTATATAACAATTCAATAATTTGATCTGCCCTTTTTGTTTGGTTTACATGGTTTATATATTTATTTTTTGTAAAAAATGTCATAAGTAATTTACTATTTTTTGATAACTTCATTTTATTATTATATTGTGTTATTTATTTTTAAGTTTCTTAATATATTTTCATTTAATAATATTAAATTAATATTATTAAAAGTAAAGAAAAGTAAAGAAAATTTAGGAACAATTAATAATTAATAATTAATAAATAATATATACATTACATAAGCCTCCAGAACTTTTGTTTGCCCAAATATTATTTAAAATATATCTTGTATTTTTATTTTCAAATTTACATTCATCTATTTTGTTCATTTTTTGTATTACATCTTCTATTTTCATATTAAAATTTACTATTTTTCCATGCAGTATATCATTATTATTTTTATTATTGTCACTAATTTCTAAAATATTTTTTTCATTATTATATTTTTGAATTAATATATAACCATCACTAATTACAAAATTTGAATTTATCTTTTTAATTAATTCTGTATTTATTAAATTTTTATAAAAAAAAAATAATACCATTTATAATAAGTGAATATAAATATTTTAAATAAATAAAATATTTATTTATTTTATATGTCAGAAGAAATATCTGTTGAAAATATTTTACCTGTATTGGAAGAAAATAATCATGAAATACCTGAAGTTGTACCTGAACCAGAGGTTGTTCCAGAAGTTGTTCCCGAAGTTGTTCCTGATGTTGTACCAGAAGTTGTTCCAGAGGTTGTTTCCGAAGTTGTTCCTGAGGTTGTACCAGAAGTTGTTCCAGAGGTTGTTTCCGAAGTTGTTCCTGATGTTGTACCAGAGGTTGTTCCAGAGGTTGTTCCAGAGGTTGTACCTGAGGTTGTTCCAGAGGTTGTTCCTGAGGTTGTTCCTGAGGTTGTACCAGAGGTTGTTCCTGAGGTTGTACCTGAGGTTGTTCCAGAGGTTGTTCCTGAGGTTGTTTCCGAAGTTGTTCCAGAGGTTGTTTCCGAAGTTGTTCCAGAGGTTGTACCTGAGGTTGTTCCTGAGGTTGTTCCTGAAGTCGTAGAAGAGTTTGTTTCCGAGGTTGTGCCTGAAGTTGTTTCAGTATCAGAACCCGAGGTTGTACCTGAAGTTGTTACCGAGGTTGTTTCTCAAGTAGATGTAGAAGAACAAAAATTATTTACGTTTGATAAGCTGTTGTTAAATATTTTGACCTTGGAAAAAATAACTGAAAAAAAATATAATCTTGATACTGAAACATATACCATGTTTATAAAAGTATTAAATAAAACCCCTAATTATTTTATTGAATTAGAAAAATCTGTTATTGATTTAGTAAAAGATGATAAAATTGATATAAATGATAGTAATATTTTAGTTGTTTTAATACAACATCTTCATGAAATTTTATATAAATCAAAAGAGAATAATATTGATAATTTAAAATTACCTGAAATTTGTTGTAACATTATAAAATTTATATTATATTTATTAGTTGAAGAGAGAAAACTCAACATTTCAGAACAAAATAAAACAACATTTTTACATCAAACCAACAATTTGATTGATTCATGTATTAGTTTATTAACATATCCAAAATCTAAAAAACCAAAGAGTTGTCTTAGAGCTTTATTTGGGTTTTAATCATTTATTTTACCTGAACCATAACATATATTACATTCATCATATGGCATTCTTATAAACCCTTCAGGTGAACATGGTTTGTATCTTATTTCATTAATAATAATATCTTCATATTTTATTAATCCAACGCCTTTACAAGTTTCACAAGTTTTTAATTTTTTTATTTGGGTTTTATATAAAGAATTTTTAGTGGAATTTCTTTTTTTTAGCCGTAAAATATTCGTCATATAAAATATAAATATTTTAAAATTAATATTTAAAATATTTACAATAATTATAAATATGATTAAAATTGGAGTAAATGGTTTTGGTAGAATAGGCAAATGTGTTATATTACAATTATTAAATAATCCATTATTTGAAATTTGCTGCTTAAATAGTGTAAATATACAAATAAATGAAATAGAAGAATATTTAAATTATGATAGCGTACATCATTATAATAAAAATTTTAATATTAAAATAATTTCAAATACTAAATTACAAATTAATCATCATAATATAGAATTTACTTCTGATAGAGATGCTAAAAATATTAATTGGAAACAATTTGGGTGTGAATATTTAATTGATTCTACTGGTTCATATTTAACAACTACACGTTGTTTAGATCATAATGTAGATTATGTAATTATGAGTTCTCCAGCAAAAGATAAAACAAAAACTTTTATTTATGGTGTAAATACAGATGATTATACTGGAGAAAATATAGTATCTGCTTCGTCTTGTACTACAAATGCTTTATCTCCTATTTTAAGATTATTAAATAATAAATATCATATTGAAAATTGCGTATTTACTACCATACATGCCACTACATCATCTCAATATACTGTTGATATTGTAAATAAAAAATCAAGAACAAGTCGTTCTATATTTAATAATATTATTCCTCATACAACTGGAGCAACATCTTCAGTAACTTCGGTTTTACCTAATTTAATTGGAAAAATACATGGTACTAGTGTAAGAGTTCCAGTTTCAAATGGATCTTTATTAGACGTAAACATTACTTTATCAAATAAAAATATCACATTACAAGATATTAAAAATGAATTAATTGAACATCCACTTTTTAAAATTGTATATGATGTAAATGAAAAAAATTTAGTTAGTTGTGATTTTATTACTACGACAACTCCTACTATATTAGATTATAATGCTTCTATTGATATGGGGAATGGTAATTTTAAATTAATGATTTGGTATGATAATGAATGGTCTTATTCGTCTCAGTTAATACGTTTAGTAGAAACAATGTTTACATATAATAATACAATTAAATCAAAATATTATATTGAAAACATACCTATGGAAAATGAAAGAGTTGTATGTCGTGTAGATTTTAATGTACCAAAAATTAATAATATAGTTACAGATGAATTTCGTATTACTTCGGCAATTCCTACAATTAAAACAATTTTATCAAAAAATCCCAAATATTTAATAATAACGTGTCATTATGGTAGACCATCTGCGTTTAATAAAACAGATTCAGTAGAATTTATGGTACCAATATTAGAAAAATATTTAAATATGCCTGTTACTTTTTTACATAATGGAATTTGTGAAGAAACTATAAATTATTTAAATAATAATCCATCTGGAATATTTTTATTAGAAAATCTTCGTTTTCATAAAGAAGAAACATCTTACGAAAAAAATGAAGATAATAATGGTAAAATAATTAATATGTATAATCAATTAGGAGATGTATTTATTTGTGATGCTTTTGGATGTCTTCATAGAAAACATATGAGTATTTATGGTATTAAATATTTTAATAAAAAATATGGTTATGGTCATTTAATTAAAAAAGAATTAGAAAATATAGATATTTTATTAAATAGCAATAAAAAAATATTATCTATTATTGGTGGAAATAAAATACAAGACAAATTGCCTTTGATTAATTCGTTAAAAAATATAAAAAATTCAAGGGTATTTATTGGCGGAGGATTAGCAAAACAATATCATGAAAACCATCCAAATATATTTATAATGAATGATGGGTTTGGTAGCAACAATTTGACTGACCCAAATATTATTTATATTGACAACATTAAAAATCCAGTATATAATATTTATGATATAGGAACAAATAGTTTGAATGAATTAATTGATTTAGTAAATGATTCTGATATTATTTTTTGGAATGGTACATTAGGAGTAATAGAGCATGAAATATACAAATTAGGAAGTATTAATTTTATTTCAATGTTAGAAAAAATGAAAGGAAAAACAATTATTATTGGAGGTGGAGAAACTGCTTCATTAATAACTAAAAATAATAAATTATGTGAAAATAATTATATGTATATATCAACCGGAGGTGGAGCATTATTAGAATATTTACAAAATAAAATATTATATGGTAAAAATTTAATTGGTTTACACATATACACTTAATTTTTATATTTTCTGTTTATATAATATATGACAGAAAATATAATTTGGTTTAAAGATTGTTCCTATAAAAATAAAAATTTAGTAGGTGGTAAATGTAGTTCTTTGGGTGAATTATATCATTTATCAAATAAAATTAATTTTTCTATAGCAAACGGGTTTTCAATTACTACTATTTTATATGATGAATTTATTAGATATAATAATTTAAATGAGATTATTGAAAATAAAATAAATGATATAAATAATGATTTTACTGAAAATATTAAAAACTTAGAAACAAAATCAAAAGAATTACGTGATTTGATTATTTCTGCTGATTTTTCTGAAGAACATTATAATGAAATATATAAAAATTATAATGAATTGTGTGTATATTACAGAAAGAATAATTTAGAAGTTGCTGTCAGGTCTAGTGCCATTGCCGAAGACCTTCCAAATGCTTCTTTTGCGGGACAACAAGATACATATTTAAATATTAAAGGTGTCGATAATTTATTTATTTCAATTAAAAAATGTTTTGCTTCCTTATTTAATAGTAGAGCTATTTCATATAGAAAAAGCCATGATATTAAATTGAACGAAGTTAAAATTTCAGTTGCTATTCAAAAAATGGTTCGTTCTGACATAGGATCCGCAGGGGTTGCCTTTTCAATTGATCCTGAGACTGGTTATAATAAAGCAATTGTAATAAATTCTGCTTTTGGATTAGGTGAATTGGTTGTATCTGGTGGTGTAAAACCAGATGAGTTTATATTAGATAAACGTGTTTTAAGAGATGTAGATGCGGATCCTATTATAATGAAAAAAAATGGCGATAAAAATACAAAGATTATATATGATGAAACAGGAGGGGTAAAAGAAGTAGAAACAAATTTAATAGAAAAGTTAAATGTAAGCTTAACAAATGCTCAAGTTGTATTGTTGGGAAGAATTGTTTTGCGTTTAGAAGAAAATTATTCAAAAATGTTTGAAAAACAAATTGGAATAGATGTTGAATGGGCAGTTGATGGTACAGATCAACAAATATATATTATACAAACACGTCCTGAAACAATTCATAGCAATAATAATACATTAGAATTAAATAAGTATATTCTTAATGAAAAAGGCAAGGTTTTAATAACTGGCGTTTCTGTAGGTGATAAAATTAGTACTGGTAAAGTAAAAATATTAAAAAGTATCGATGAATTTGAATTATTCGAAAAAGGAGATATTTTGGTAACAGATATGACTACTCCTGATTGGGAACCATTAATGAAAATTTCATCAGGTATTATTACAAATAAAGGTGGTAGAACATGTCATGCTGCTATTGTAGCACGTGAATTATCTTTGAATGCTATAGTTGGCACTGGTAATGTAACGCAAATTTTAACAAGTGGTCAAAACGTTACTATTTCATGTGCTGAAGGAGAACAAGGATATGTATATGATAAAATATTAGATTATACAATCGAAAAAATTAAAATAGATAACAATTTAAAATTACCCGTTAAGCTAATGTTAAATGTTGGGAATCCTGAGAATAGTTTTAATAGTTCTATTATTCCTAATAGTGGTGTTGGATTGGCTCGTTTAGAATTTATTATTAGCAATTATATTAAAATACATCCATTGGCATTATGTAATTATCCAAAGATACAACATGATATTAAAGAAAAAATTTATGAAATTATTGGCAGTCATGATAATGGTAAATGGTATTTTATTAAACGTTTAGCAAGGGGAATATCCAAAATTGCGTCTGCATTTTACCCAAATAATGTAATTGTACGTTTATCTGATTTTAAATCAAATGAGTATAGAAATTTAATTGGTGGTGAATTGTATGAGCCAAATGAAGAAAATCCAATGATTGGTTGGAGAGGAGCATCCAGATATTATTCAACTGAATATGAAAAAGCATTTGAACTAGAATGTGAAGCAATAAAATATGCTAGAGAAGAAATGAAAATGAATAATATTATTGTTATGATACCATTTTGTAGAACTCCACACGAATGTAAATTGGTAATAGATAAGATGAATTCATACGGATTAAAACGTGGTGAAAATGGACTAGAAATTTATTTAATGTGTGAAATACCATCCAATGTTATTGAAGCAGATGAATTTAGTCCTATGATAGATGGTGTTTCTATTGGTGGTAATGATTTATTACAATTAACATTGGGAGTAGATAGAGATAGTGAAAAAATAACGTATTTGTCTAATGATGAAAATTTAAGTTATAGAAGAATGATTAGTATGGCAATTAAAACATATAAAAAAAATGGAATTAAAGTTGGTTTTTGTGGTCAACAACCTTCAGATAGTATTGAATTCTGTAATTTTTTAATAAATGAAAATATTGACAGCATATCAGTAACACCTGATTCCGCATTAAAAACAATTAAAAATTTGGGAATATAAATTTAATATATTTTACAATTTTATCGAATATTTTTTCCAAGACTTTTTTCAGAATTTTGATTTTGGACATTTATTTTTGTCCATTTTTCAAAAAAGGAAAATAAATGTTGAAAAATGAAAACATTGAGACCATAAAAAAAATTAAGCTCTAGTCAATAAAAAAAGTTTTTAAAATTTGTGACGATAATTTTTTATTTTATATATTTTATAAAATAAAAAGTATTTAGACGATTTTTTTATTGACAATATATATCAATAATGTCAATAAAAAAATCGCAAAATATCGCAGCAAAATTTTATTGTGAATGTTGTGACTATTCAACGTGTAATTTATATGATTTTAATAAACATAATAATACCAAAAAACATATAATCAACGATAAATCAATATTTTCAATAAATTTATCGCAAAAATCGCAAGAACAACAATTTATTTGTCACAATTGTAACAAAAGTTATAAAGATAATTCTGGGTTATGGAGACACAAAAAAAAATGCTGTATCAAAAAAACTATTCAAGAAGATAATAATCTGGAGATAACTCCAGAATTAATAATGAATGTTTTACAGCAAAATAAAGAATTACAACAATTACTTATGGAACAAAATAAAACAATTATTGAATTATCCAAAAACAACTCAACAAACATTGTAACAAATTCACATAATAATTCGCATAATAAAACATTTAATTTACAATTCTTTTTAAATGAGACTTGCAAAGATGCAATGAATATAATGGATTTTGTTGATTCAATAAAATTACAGCTTTCAGATTTGGAAAATGTTGGAAAAATTGGTTATGTGGAAGGTATCTCCAGTATTATTGTAAAGAACCTAAATTCATTAGATGAAACAAAAAGACCTGTACATTGTACTGATACAAAAAGAGAAGTAATGTATGTAAAAGATGAAAATAAATGGGAAAAGGAAAATGAAAATAAACTTAAGTTAAGAAAGGCAATTAAACATGTGGCATATAAAAATACAAAGATGTTAAGTGAATTTAGAATGAAGAATCCTGATTGTTTAAAAAGTACTTCAAAAATGTCAGATCAGTATAATAAACTAGTAATGGAAGCAATGGGAGGCAAAGGAGATAATGAATCAGAAAAAGAAGATAAAATAATTAGAAATATATCTAAAGAAGTTACTATTGAAAAATAGGTTCTTTAAGTTACTTTGGCAATTTATTATTTAATTTTATCGAATATTTTTTTCCAAGACTTTTTTCAGAATTTTGATTTTGGACATTTATTTTTGTCCATTTTTCAAAAAAGGAAAATAAATGTTGGAAAATGAAAACGTTGAGACCATAAAAAAAATTAAGCTGTGACAATTGAAAAAAGTTTTTCAAAATTGTGACGATAATTTTTATTTTTGATAATATTTTTCAAAATAAAAGAATTTAAAATTATTTTCTTTAGGAAATATATGGAAATAATGGAAACCCAAAAAAACCCAAATAACCCATTTTTATATAATTGTGAAAAATGTTACTTTAAAACGTCACATAAAAATGATTATAATAAACATTTAATAACACTGAAACATCAAAAAACATGTTTTGGAAATGAAATGGAAATAAATGGAAATGAAAACACCCAAAAAAACCCAAAAAAACCCAATTTATTTGTATGTGAAATTTGTAATAAAAATTATAATACTAAATCAGGATTATGGAAACATACAAAAAATTGTAATATAAATTTTAAACATGATAACAAATCAAACAATCTACAATATGAAAAGACAAATGTATCTGATAAAGAATTAATTATGATGTTAATTAAACAAAATTCCGAACTTTTAGAAGTTATTAAAAATGGAACTCATAACAATAACAATAATAATAATACAAATTCACATAATAAAACATTTAATTTACAATTCTTTTTAAATGAAACATGTAAAGACGCTATGAATATAATGGATTTTGTTGATTCAATAAAATTACAATTAACTGATTTGGAAAATGTTGGAAAAATTGGGTTTGTTGATGGTATTTCAAATATAATTGTTAAAAATTTAAATTCATTGGATGAAACAAAAAGGCCTGTTCATTGTACTGATACAAAAAGAGAAGTAATGTATGTAAAAGATGAAAATAAATGGGAAAAAGAAAATGAAGAGAAAAATAAAATTAGAAAGGCAATTAAACATGTGG